CCCATTCGGTAGGACTCATTTGTCATCGGCACCGATGCCATAAGCAGTATCGGATTTATCTAAAGCCCTAGCTGCTGGCCCTGCGAGTGCTGCAATTACTACAGACAGCGCTGGGTCTAAACCTAATTCATTACTTGCTAAGAATGTTAAGAATGATACCAATACGCCACGTGCGTATGACTTTAGTATCGCCTTTTGTTTTTCGCTTATCTTCATATCTTGCCCCCTAGTAGTGGTATGTCAAACGGCCTTGCATCTTTGTCGCCTAACTTTGTAAAGCTAATGTGTATGTGTCGTTTGTGTGGATTAACACCACGATACTTGCGCCACTTCCAGTTTAATATCTTGCTGGCGATGTGTCCGTTATGGATGACGTAAGATATACGTTTATCGGTTTTGCCAACGATTCTGATTTGGTCAGCCAGATAAGCGCTGATCCCCTCGGATGTACCCAAGCGAGAATCAACATCAATTGCTCTGACCCACCCAAATTCGTCTGGAGAATGATCCGACTTTCTGGCGGCGTGACGGCTATCGCCCACCCACCCATCACTGGCAGTACGCCTATCTGGAAACCACGTATCAACTTGATCTCTTAACTGCACACCAGCTGCACATAGTTTAGGCTTCAAAATTAACCTCTGGTGTTATCCAGCGGCAAGTATCTTCATCAAATCCAATAGCATTATCAGGCTCTGGGGCTATAAACGCATCCCTTACAGGGTCATAAATATAGCCAATACCTGCATAATTTTTTCTTATATTGCCATTATATGAAGTGCGCTTTACTGTGTAAGGCGTGCCTAATGCGTAATAAGTTTCCGTATCTAAATTATCAATTAACTCTGTTTCATCTTTGCCAACTGTAACTGCTACAACTTCGTTGCTAGAATTTAAATATGCGTAATGTGCCATTATGCCCAACTTACTGTATCTGAAATGCCAGCAGCTGTAACTGTAGAAACTTTAAATCCGCCCGCTGTTGATGTTGATTGTGTTACTCCACCGCTAAAGGTTGCAGTAAATGTGTCAGCATATTTTAGAATTACAATTCCTGAGCCGCCTGCGCCACCTGCAAATTCAACTCCGCTGCTGTCTGAGTGACCACCGCCACCGCCGCCACCGCCTGTGTTTACTGTTCCAGCAGTTCCAACGGCATCTGTGCCACCACCACCACCGCCACCTGTGCCACCAGCACCAGCAGTTGAACCTGAGAAACTTGATGCGCCGCCACCGCCGCCAGCGTATGTAATTGCGCTACCAGTTATAGATGATGAAACTCCAATACCGCCTGCGCCCGACTGTGAACCAGATCCATTTGCACCAACAGCGCCTGCACCGCCGCCACCGCCTGTTGGAAAAGGGTTACCAGTTGCATTTGATCCACCTGCATAACCTTGATTATCAGTACCAGCGCCACCAGCGTTTGTTCCACCGCCACGTTGTCCACCACCACCACCACCAGCACCGCCTGCTAAACCATAACCGTCGGTTTTGTCAGGGCCATAACCACCGCCACCACCACCGGTTGATGTAATGCTTCCAAATACAGAGTTGCTTCCATTGGTTCCCCAGTTTACGGTTCCACCAGCACCACCAGCACCTACTGTTACTGTATATGAAGTTCCAGCAGTTAAAGATAAGGCAGTTTCTAAAGTTCCACCACCACCTGTTGCAGTTACAGTAGAACGAAGTCCACCTGCACCACCGCCACCGCCGTTAGAAAATCCACCACCTGCACCACCAGCAATAACTAAATAATCAACTGTTAGTGGCGGTCTGGCCTCTGCGGTTATAGCACTTATTATGTTTAACATTTATGCAATAGCCCCAACGATATACCACGCATTCGCAGCTGTTTTAATACAGGCCGCTGATTTGTATTGTGCAAGTGTTGGCTGTGCTGCAACTGCGCCAGCACTTAATACTGTAGTAGTGCCAGATGTAACTGCCTTGATAGTTACTAAATTTGTTGCTTGATTTAATACTGTAATAACTGTGCCTATTGGAAAGTTATATGTGGCATCGGTTGGAATGTTAAAGTTAGCAGCTGATGATTTATTCATTGGGATTAACTGCTGGTACTCATCACCGCTACCTGCTGTGTAATCTGCTGTCTTAGCAGCTTGTACTTCAAAGGCTGGTAATCCATTCCACATAGCGGATGTGACTACTTGTCCTGTTGTGCCTGGAAAAGTTGACATTATATCTCCTTAATAAGATAAGACGTTTTGGTCTAAGACACCATAATCTATGTTGCCTATTATAAACCCATCTATGACAGGTTCTAGCGTTGTAAACACCACTTTGAAGCTATTAGGTGTGATGGTGTTGGCTACGCCAAATATCTGCAAGGTTTTCTCCAGCTTAGACCCACCAGGCTGGGTGGTAATTACTGTGATCGGATCAAAGAAATCTAGGTCTAGGGCAGCAATTATGCCTGTATCGTAGTTAGGGGTGTATAGGTCTAGCTCGATGGCATCGCATCGGATGGTTGTCTCAGCTCTGCTGGCGACATAAGCCCTGGCGTAATCTAGGGCTACGGCATCGGTCTGCATTAGCAGATCTTGTAGGTTATAGCTGTGTATAAAATACTTGTCAATAGATGGCTGATTGATGGCTGTTTGTGCTGAGCCGCCTGATCTGCTGATCTGGGCTGAATTGAATATAAGGGTGTCATCTAGTTTCCATACAGCATTGGCGTATTGGATACCAGTGCCATCATCTGCAAATAGGGTAGGGGTAGCACCTATTGATGCAGTAGCGGTAAGGCGATCCTTAAATACAAACTCTCCATTGGAGTCAACATATACAGAGCCGTACTCTGAATTAGCGACAGTCTCCATAGCACCGAGAGATGTGCGTGCTGTGCCAGGGTCGGCCTGTAAAGTAGTTTGCCCTGCATCTATTAAACGCATTGATGATGGCCAAGCGATCTCATCTAATATCTGGTTAATACGTGTGCCTGATAAGTCTCCAGCGGTAGCGCCTGCGACTGTGCTTATCTGTGCATTTTGTGCAAGCCTCATAGCATCTACAGCTGTGATAGTTGTATAGGCAACCTCTGTAGCATCTTTAGGTTGCTGGTTAACATAAGATGTAATAAAGCCTGAGAAGATAGGATAGGTAGTACCACTATATGTAGCGGTTATTTGAACTTTCTTCATAGGCGTTAATAACCCAAAGTAAGGCCCAGTTGGATTGGTAGGATTAAAGTCGCCATTCTGATCTACGATGCGTAAAGTTAATTGGCCTGTAATAAATCTATCTGCCGTAGGGTTACGACCTATTTTAGTCTGAACATAATTGATTCGATCAGATACATCGACAATTACGGCTGCGGCATCGGCTAATACGTTAGTGCCCAATATGCCTGAATCGATTAGGAATGCCTGAGCGAATGCTGGTCCAGTGCTAAAGTTAATTACTGCATTTATGACAGGCACGGTCATTATTGAATAAACCCTGCTGGTGCTAGATCTCCATTTTGCTTATAGATTTTTAATAATAGATCTTGCATAGTTATTTCAAATTCTTGTAGAGAGGTTAGGCTGCCTTCTACGTTTACGTTAATTACAGGGGCAGCGGTGGTTGTCGGCACACCAGATGGCATAGCACTTGATGGTATGTAAGTATCGCCTCTATCGAATGTAGCAGCACCAGCCTGCACTCTTTCTAATAATTTAGGTAAACTTTCTTTTAATGAGTCTAAGGTGCCGCCCACGCTTTTTAAAACTATAGCGGTATCTGCTGGGTTTGGCGCTGTAACAGTTGTGCCAGCTTTAATTTGTTTATCTTGCAAAGCCGCTAAGTCGTTGAGATATTTTGTTATATCAGCCTTGCTAGAATTTAAAGACAATACAGCCCCACCAAATGCTGAGGCTAAATCAGTAGCACTTTTAGCTGCGCTTAACTCTGCATTGTATTTTTTGGCCAAAGCCTCGTTATTGTCTAGGATGGCTAACTTAGCCTGTATGCGCAGTTTAGTCTCAGCATCGGTAGCCTCGCCTAGCGCCTTCATTAAGGCTATGCGCTCAACGTTAAACTTTTCTTCTAATTTATCTACCTCAGACTTAGCCTTCATCTTGTTAATTTCGTCTTGGCGTAGTTTGTTAGAAGTTTTTAGCCTAGTAATTTCTTTAACACGCTCTATATCTTTAGTGGCGCTAGAGCCAAGTCCATAAGTAAAGTTAGAAGTAGGTTTTGTTCTTTCTGTTTCTCCAAGTTGTTTTAAAATTGTTGCTAGAGGGCCATACAACATTTTTATTGATATGTCTTTTAATCCTAAAGATTCTAGCAAGCCTGTAAATTTACTTATTAACAAACCTATGCCCACAGTTATATCAGCAATATCTGTTGCTAATTCTGTCATAGCGTTGCTTACATTTTCGATATTTTTGTCTTTGCCTAATAATGCCAAAGAATCTAACAAGCCTTTGCCAATAATTTCACTTGCATCCGCAGCTGCGACTTTAAGTAAATCCATTTTGCCAGCATAAGTATCTAACCTGGCTGCCGCTTGCCCAGCAAATTTTTGATTTAACTCAGCAAGGATATCTTCCATCTTGCCAGCCTTTAAAGTGGCCTTACTAATGCCTGCGCCTAATCTACTCAATCCTGTTGTGTTGCCTGAGTATCCACGTGTTAATGCAGCGCTTACCTCGGTTACAGATTTACCAGTAGCAGCGCTAATGTTAAGAGCTGTATTTAATGCTTCTTGGCTTTTAGATACAGAGCCCGTAACTGTCAATAATTGCTGGAATGCTGGGCGTAATTGGTCATCTAGTACGCCTGTGGTGCGCTGTAAATTGCTTATGTAATTCTCTACTTCGGGCGCTGCAAACGCAAACCCTGTATTACGTAATTGTATCTCTAGGGCTTTGGCTGCCTTTTCATCTTCTGCAAACGCTTGCACAGCCTTCTTGCTGTAGTTAAGTAATGCGGTGGCGCTAAATACGCCAGCAAATACTTTGCCAAAACTCTTAACCTGTTTCTCAAATGCCGATACTTCTTTCTTGCCTTTTTTTAATCCTTTATTGTCAAAGGTGCTGACTGCGCTGACAATTAAATTAGCCACTATGCTGCCTTACCTAATTCTGTTTTTTTATTAAAATCCGTTGCAACTGTATTTATAGCAGAGACTACGGCAGGAATAACCTTGTTAGATTTTTCAAACCACGCTCTGTAAATTAATCGACCTCGCTGTTTGCCTTCGCCTTTCATTTGGCTGATTGATTCAGCAGATTCTATAAACTGGATGCCAGCATTAGGGTTAAGACTTTCAGAGTCAGATGAGCCTCTGCGGTTTTTACGGCCAGCAGTTTCAAAAATTGCGCCAGGTGCAGATATATTGGCTACATAAAATGCAGCAGCAAAACCACTGCGATTGCGCCTATTTGTACCAGCATTGTATTTAATTAGAGATCTTGCTAAAGAATAATCGTATGCTGGAAATGCTCTAAATTTAATTGTTTCAGCTGAGGCAGTGCCCTTACCCCAGCCGCTTAATACCTCATTTTGGCGTGGTAAATAACCACGTGCTGTATCTCGGACAGTAAGCATCGCTGTTTTAATATCTTTAGCCATTTGCTTATTAAGCTCTGGCTCTACTTCTCTCATAGCCTTCTGGAGTTGCTTAACGCCGTTTACTACGACTGGCATTTCGGATCTCCTTAGCTCTGTCGGTTAGCACCTGTATAATTGCGGCATACATTTCGCTATCCATATCAATAAACTCTCTAGGCGGTATCCCAGTCTCTACGCTTAGCTGTGCGATGCTGTAAAGAACTGAAGACCGCTCAGTTATTTTTTTTCTTCGTCTAATACCTCAACAGTGTCTAAACTGTCAATAAACTCAACGCCCCACAAAGGTATTTGAGCGCCAGCCCTGCGTAAGCATTCATAAGCAAGCCAGAAAATCTCTGTTTGCCTTTCGTGCTCACGCAAGACTTTGCTAATACCTGAGCCGTACTTCAATTCGAAAGCGTACTCGACACCTGGTGTTATCTTGTGCTCTGATACTTCACCATTAGCCCTTGTTATCTTTAGCTTTGCCATTGTTACTCCTTAATTAAAATGGTACCGATGATGACACTGTTATTGCGGAGTTTACTGTAAAGGTGATAGATGAGGTAGCAACCTCGGCTACGCCACCCTGACCGATTGGGGTCAAGTTGTTTACAAGTACAGAGAATTGGTAAGTAGGGTTTGTGGCTCCTACAGCTGTGCCTTTAACAGTGATTACTGATACTGCTAAGGTTTTGCCAAAGGCTGCGCTCAATGTTTCGTTGACCTGAGATGCTGCCCAGTCATTTAGGAAATCGATAGTAAATGTGCCTGATTGTAGACCAGCAACAAACTTGTGCGCTGTGTCACCCATAGCAGTTACTTCT